CATCTCCCCACAACGTAAGGAGTCTTGCAAAATATTGTTCATACTGTGGTGCTATAGCATCTAGCGAATACAAGGACACTGCTCGCTTATGTATTGCTACTGGGTCTAAACTCTTTACCCACTCTGTTGCTACTGCAAACTCCATTGCATTTCTGCAACGGTATCCAGTAACACCTTGTGGATTAGTTTCTGTAAATGCTCCCCAGTCTGTGGTAATCGTTGGAGTTCCACAGGCTTGTGCTTCGATAACAACGTTACCGAAAGGTTCTATGTATAGCGTTGGTGCAAACAAGGCAATAGCCCCGCCCATTAACTTTGCTCGCTCTTCAGGACCGACAGGTCCTACCCATTCGCCATACTCAACTTTAGGATCTTTACCAGGACCTGCAAGGATAAGTTTCAAACCCATCTCTTTGCATACGTGCTGGGCAATCCCAATACCTTTGCGATCTACCATACGTCCTACGTATAGGTAGTAATCTTCTTTCTTTTCTTGCAGCGGAAACATCTCTGGTTCTAAGTAACCAGGTATAACCGCATCATAGAAGTTACCATCTACCATCGTTGGGTTCTTAAACATTGCATAGATACTGTGCATCCAAGCGTATGATTCAAAAACTTTGTACTTACTAAATACTCCACCGTAACCCACACCAAACTCTACGCTGATGTGGTTGGGGTAAGCCTTAGCGATTGGTTCTTGTGATGCTCCACCGATAAGACAGATGAAATCTTTTTGCTCTAGGCGTTTTCCTAGTTCTTCGATAACCTTGCCATTAAAGATCTGCCAATGTGGTAATTCATTATTAAACTCAGCCTCTGTAAAGTGTTTACCTGCTAGGGCTTCTTGCTGTTGCTCCTTGGTGATGCAGGTAATCAACTCATCTACTGGTGCTTCGTTATCCTCGCTTGCATACAGGTAGACCGTATGACCAAGGCTTTTCATCATTATGCAAAAGCGTCTAACCTTTTCGGTATAGGCGCAGTTGACGTAATCTTTAGTTGTTTGTGTATGGGGCAGACTGATAACGTGGAATCTCATACGAGAAGTCTACATACCACCCAAGAATAAGGCTACGGGGATGGCATCTGCTCCTGGGCCTGTCGCTCCAGTTGCACCTGTTGGACCAGTTGCTCCAGTGGTACCTGTTGGACCTGTGGGACCTGTAGGTCCCGTTGCTCCATTTGTACCAGCAGGACCAGTAGCCCCGACAGGACCAGTGGCACCAGTAACACCAGTAGGTCCAACATCTCCAGTTACTCCTTGCGTTCCTGTAGCTCCAATAGGCCCTGTAGGGCCTGTAGCGCCCGTAGCGCCTGCATTGCCTGTAACTCCTTGTGGTCCTGTGGCACCTGTGGCACCAATGGGTCCTGTGGCACCTGTAGGTCCTACGATACCAGCGCTAAAGATTACAAAAATTACCTCTTGATTGTTAGAAAAGTTAGTTGTGCCAGTTCCACCAGATGTTGTAAGAGTTACTGGAATCTCAACATATCCTGTTTGCAGCGTTGGTGTTCCAGATACTGTCCACTTTTGGTAGTTGTCAGACAATGAAGCATCTTGGACAATCAAAGTATCGTTTTGTTTAATTAAAGCCAAGAAGATATCAATATCAAAACTATCAAGATCAATATGGCTTACATTGATTTGAGTGGCAGATATTTGTGTTGCGTTGTTGTAAATAAGATGTGTGTTGCCAGGATCGCCTGTAGTAATAGTTGTCTTGACTTTATAGTCATAGAAGTTAGCACCGCCACCATCGGCACCTGTAGCACCAGTTGGTCCAGTAGCACCAGTTGCGCCAACTGGTCCTGTAGGACCTGTTGCACCTGCTGGCCCTGTGGCACCTAATCCACCTGTTGGACCAACATCACCTGTGACACCTGTTACACCTGTGGCACCCGTCGGGCCAGTCGCTCCCGTAGGTCCTGTCGGACCTGTTGCTCCTGTTGCTCCAGTTGTGCCAACTGGTCCCGTAGGTCCAGTAACTCCCGTGACTCCTGTAGGACCTGTAGATCCTGTTGCACCTGTGACTCCCGCTGGACCCGTTGAGCCTGTAGGTCCTGTGGCGCCTGTAACTCCAGTAGCACCCGTGGTACCCGTTGGGCCAGTCGGCCCAGTACTTCCTGTATCACCTGTTGCTCCTTGCGAACCAGTAGCGCCAGTTGCACCTGTTGCACCTGTAGCACCGTTTGGTCCAGTTGCTCCCGCAGGACCAGAAGGTCCTGTTGGGCCAGTTGCACCTTGGCCGCCTTGAGGTCCTTGATCTTGCGAAAATTCTACCGCCACTTGTGGGGTAATGTTTTCGATAACAATAATAGTGGTCACGTTGTTACCGCCCCTGTCACAATAAATTTGCCTTCTAAGATTCTGGTAACTGTTACACCAGATGTAAGTACTAGGTCGTAGGCATAGCGTCCAGCACTGATATCACCTGTAGTTGCAGCGCTGAGTGTAACTGTAATGCGTCCGTTAGGTGCATCAAGAGTCATACGACCATTTTCTGTGGTTGCAACTACTGTCGTAGTATTAGCACCAACGAATGGTCTAACAGTCATAGTTCCTGTGTAGCCACCAAGACTCCAAGGAGTGTTGTCATTGAGGATCTGAAACTGGAAGTTAAATGTAGTTGCCTGGTCACAGACCAAGTTATATTTAGCACTCAAGATGACACCGCTCTGAGAGCCTGCGCTGCAGGTAGTTGAAAAGTACCAGCGATGAGGTTACATACACCATTGTAATCGAGACGATTAGTAGTAGTCGTACCCGCAATCGCATTTAATACTCCCACTGTGTCTGTTAAGTTTGTTGATACTGAGCGTTGCGTTGCCCATTGCTTTGCAGCAAGTGCTTCACCCACCATCTCGCCTGGTGCTCTATAGGTGCCACCATTAGCCAAACGGTTAAGTTCATCTAATAACGTTGTGCCGTATTCTCCTAGTGCCACCTTATATCTCCTACTTCTTCTTAGTTCTCTTGACTGCAGCGTTATCTACTAGATTGGGGTATGGTCGCCCTGCTGCTTTGGCTCTTGCCTTTGCTGCTGTTTTCTGTGCAGGTGTTAAAGGCTTTGACTTCTTATTAGGATTCTTTGTATCCCAGAATGCTACTTTCTTTTTCATTTGCAACTACAATCCCAAGCACGAAGTGACTTGTTAATTCTTGAGTTCGGATCTCTAGCAGTCTTACTAGAAGTGTTCTTTGCCTTCATCCCACACATACGACCACAGAAAGACTTGCGTCGTCCTGCAGACTTAGGAGACTTAGCAGCCTCAGCCTTTTTGACTGGAGGCTTGAGGTTCATCCCCTGCGCTTTGGCAGAGGCACGGCCCTTTGCGTTGAGGCCACCCTTTGGGTTCTTGCCCTCTGCTCTTTGCCACGCTGGAGACTTAGCCATTACTTCTTCTTACCCATTTTCTTCTTAGCCATCTTTGCCTCAGATAGAGCAATAGCAACTGCTTGCTTCTTGTTCTTTACTACTGGGCCTTTCTTGCCAGAGTGAAGTGATCCACCCTTAAACTCGCGCATTACCTTGGCGACCTTAGCCTTCTTCTCTGCCTTGTTCATTACTTGGCAGCCTTGCCTGGAGCACCTGTCTGGACTGATTCGTAAGTCTGAAACTTCATAGCACCTTCGTATTGCTTGTCAGGTGTTGGGTACTTCGTGATGTCTTCTTCGTAGTTTTCCATTACTTCTTCTTTCCCATCTTCTTAATGGCTGCCTTCTTCATCATCTTCTTCTTCATTTCTTTCTTTGCATCCATCTTACCTTTTGCTGTGTATGGAAACTTCTTTCCGTCTACGTTTGGCATTGTTATCTCCTTAGTTCTTGAAGGTCATTGAGATCCCATCGAAAGCCTTACCAGCCTCGTTGGAAAGTTGGACTGCTGCATCTATGTCTTTGCTCTTTGTTGAGCGTGGTTCTATCCCTTGACGTGTTGCGTCATAATAGGACTGTAGTTCTTTATCGTGCTGCTTTGCAGTAGGTATACCTCTGTGGTTTGCAACACCAACGCTTAGTTCTAAGTCGCCTACCTTGCAACCAAAGCATCCTTCGACATACTCAAGGTGCGTTGTGCGTCTATGTAAACTCATACTATCGGTGTCACATAATCGCCGTAGCCAGCATCAATAAGAACTTGTGCTTGGTAATCACTGATCTCGTACTCGTGTCCACCAAGGAAGTAGTAACTTGCTGCTGCTAGATCATCTTGGCTTGGAGTCAAAGTTAAAGTAACAGTAGTTCCATTAACAATGATTGTTTGACCTCGTGCTACATCTGTAAGGCTTGGAGCAATAGGTCCATCAATAGTGCCACCGATAAAGCGACGACCTGCAAGGCGTGAGTATGGAGTGAACTCGTTATAGTCCGTTCCCCAAGTTTGCCACTGGTACGGAGTTACTAATGTGTATGCCATATCTAACCTTTCCTAAGTGACAGAGGGTAGGTTTCCCTACCCCCTGCCGTTGCACTAGCGGAATTATCCGTTTGTTGCTGCAGACTCAATGCGATAGAGCGCTGCTTCACGAAGGCGTGCAAAGCCTCCGAAGTAGTACCAACCGATTGTGCGGAAACGACGTAGTGCGTCAATCTCTGGACCGATAACGGTTGAGATGTCTGCAGCCTGTGCTTCAGCCAATGCTTCACGACCAGCGACGATTGCGCGGTAGTTGTTGGTAAATGTAACAGTACCTGTGTCAGCAACTGATGTAATGTTAGATGCTGTAAGTGCATAGGTAAATGTTGTTGATGTTGTACCTGTGATGGTATATGTGCCGTTAACACCTGTGTTAGTTGTAGCAGCAACTGTTACAACCTGACCTGTTCCGAGGCCGTGAGCAACTGCTGTAGTAATTGTTACTACGTTAGATGTCAAAGCAACGTTGGTGATAGCAACTGTAGGTGTGATACCTGTAGACAACTTTAGACCGTTAAGAACGCGAGGTGTCTCAACGATGAAAGCGCCTTCGATAACGCCTACTGCACCAGCAACGAACGGTGTACGCTCAACGTACTTTGTTAGTTCCTGGAAGCCACCTGTACCAGTTTCAGCGCGAAGATCGGCTGACTGACGTGGGTGTAGGTATGCAGCATATAGTTCACCCATACGAGGCAATGCCTTGTTTGTGCGTAGTGATACAACAGCGTTACGGATGTCCGCAACTGTCATTGTGTCTACTGGGAGAATTCCTGATGATGCAGTTGGAACAGTTCCTGATGGACCGTTTGAGTAGATCACGTTAGTTCCTGCTGAGAGGACCTGACCTACAACGTTGTCAATAGAATCTGCTGCGTTGTACGCGATGATGTCAGCAAGTGCTGAATCAACATCGTTGAAAGAAGTTAGGTTTAACTTCTTTGTTGTTGTAACTGCTGAACCGTATTCGTTCAGTGTTACTGTAACCTGTGATGGGTTACCTAGTGCAATGCTTGATACATCTGATGTTTCTGTCAATGTAGAAGTAGCCTGAGCCAAATCTGAGTAGATTGAGAAAACAACTGATGATCCTGGCATTGCCTGTTGCACTGGCTTAACATCTGCAAGTGAACGCATAACAGGAATGGAACGTAGTGCCATTCTTACATACTGATCGTATGCTGCTTGTACGAGGTTGCTGATGCTAGACGTGGTGGTAGGGGTACCTGTTGGGATAGCCATTTGTGGTCTAGCCTTTCTGTTTTAGGATCGGATTAGAGTCCAGACATCCTAATGACATCATCCAGTTCTTCTCTGCTATTTGCATTCATAAGTTTCTGCATAATGTTGTCGTTGTGTTCAGGAGAAACTCCTGTTTCGACAGTATTAGTCATACGCTTATATGCAGCAGCATCGGCTGGATTTACATTAGGTGTTGCCTGGGTTTGGTTAGATTCAATTCCGAATACATCGGAGTAATCCTCTAGCCATTTAGATACAGACTCTTCAGTTGGGTCTATATCCTGTGGGATAAATGCAGCAATTTTGCTGTTTACCCCGCGACTTGCGAGGGCATCTTTGATTGCTCGTTCTCTTTGCGCTTTGTTAAGACTTTCAAACTGTGCTTTTAGTTCAGCCAGTTCCTTGTCTTTTTGCTTAGTAGCCTTACGCAGTTGTTTTACAAGGTCATTGCCTGATGAGTCCGTATCGAAGTCATCATCCTCGTAGTCATAATTGGACATAGGTCCTTCTCCCATTCTTATTAGATTGACGCAAGCCTCACATTCACCTTGGGGAAAGTGGTGTGGCTCTTGCTACTGGTTTTAGTCTCACTCCAACGGACCAGTCGTCCCATTGGCAGGCTTGTTATTTAGTAAGCGCCAGCACGTTCCTGGGATAGCGCTCCTGTTGTTAGACCAGTTTGACCACCGAAGGTAGCCTTTTCTAGTCCAGTAAGTTTTTTGCGTTGCTTCTCTGCTTCTGTTTTTCCAGCAAGTCCAAAGACTTCTGTCTCTGCAATTGCTTGGCTATATGGATCTTCTCCATAGATAGATGCAAGTTGTGAACCACGTTGTAGTCCACCAGCAATAGTTCCAAATCCCTGTTGTGCTTGTTGCTTGGTAATACCAGCAGCACCAAGTTCTTCAGCACGTGCCATACCAGTTCTTAGCCCTGATTGGATTGCAGCGCCACCGATTTCAGCAGCAGTTACCTTGCGCTTGATTTGTTCGATAGCATTGGTTGGATCTAGTACATAAGCCAAGATATCTCCATTAGAGATACCAGGATAAAATTCTTTGAGTGCCTTAGAAACTTCTGGGTTAGAGTTAACTACACGATTCTGTGCTGTCTGGATGCGGTCTTCTAGTTCTACTGCAGATACATCTCCTGCTAGGAACTTCTCAAATCCGCTTTGGATACCAAGTTCACCCTTTGTATAGTAGGACTCAGGCATACCGTAGCGACGCATTACATCTTGATACTGGTCCTCAGTACCGATGTACTCAGCCTCAGATAATGCACGAAGACCCTTAGCCACACGTTGTGCGTTAGCAGCAAAGCGCTTCTTGTAGGCATCTGTTTCACGTAGACGAAGTGTAAACTCTGATGGAGATACGCCTTCTTCAATCAAAGACTTCAGTGGTGTCACTAGTGCTTCGAGTCCATAGTTCTTAAACTCTGATAGCAATAGGTCATATGCTGAACGACGCTCTGCTTTGTTTTGATCTGCAATAAGTTTTGCTTGGGTACCAGTCTCACGAAGGTTTACTTCGTAATCTACAAATGCTTGTTGATCTGTAAATGTCTGACCATCTGATGCGGTGTAAATCCTTTTACCAGTAACACTATCGGTGCTGGCGGTGCCATCGCCCTCGTCAAATTGAAAACCGTCTCCACCAGATGCAGCATTTGTTGCTGCAACATTAAAGTTTAATGGACGTATCTTACGGTACTCACCTTTACCACCAGCACCTGTGCGTACAAACTGAACCTTGAATCCAGCAGCCTCTTCTTCTGGCGTTAATTCAATAAGATTTCCAAAGTCTTTGTAACCCTGTACTACACGCTTATTAAAGTCAGCATTAGATTCGGTAGGCAATTTCTTGAATGTTGCAGGATCATCTTTGCCTGCTTCAATTTCTTCATCATTCAAACCAAGAGTTTCTGCAGCATCTTTAAGTGCTTGGTCAATCTCTTCTTTGGTTGCTTTTTTAGGTGCATCTGCACGAACTCGGCGCTGGGTAGCGCCTTCACCATCATCTAGTTGCATTAAGTCTGGATTAAAGTTAAACATTATTACCCCTGGAATCCGAAGTCACGTAGGACTTTAAGTACTGAATCTGATGCTTCTTGACGAGCATTGTCTGTGTACTGCCAACGTGCATCCTTGCGAAGCGTACGCTGGAAATCATAGATAGACATTTCCTTTTCTGGTCCAATTGCAGAACGCAATGTTGCATCATTAAGGTTAATGGAATCAGGTGCTACTTCTAGCACAGATGCCATAACATTTCGGTATGGTGCGTAGATGTTTGCTAGATCAAGGCCCTGGTCTAATAGGTTTGCTACCTTGTCTGGTAGACCTAACTTAGCCTGGCTTCTAATAACATTCTGGAATGTTCCTACTGACTCACCTACAGCAAGACGTTGCAACCAAGTGTTTATCTGATCCTTGAATGTAGTATCCAAATCAAATCCATTAGCACGTGCTGTTGCACGTAGCGATGTTAGATCTGCTCCAACTGCACCACCTAGTGTTGAGCCAGGCTTATAGGAGATAAGTGCTGCCAATTCACGATTGATTATGTTTGGATCTTTGTCATTGGCTGAGTCATACATACGCTTGACAAAAGCATCGAGTCGTGTTGGATCCATAGTTCCAGTAAGACCTGATGCAGTTGCTTCAATAAATGCCTTAGCAGATGCAAGACCACGAGCATAAGAAGATGTAGTCTTTAACTGACCAATCTTTGCAAGAATCTCGTCTTTCTTTTGCTGTGTATCAGCAAGTTCTAACTGCTGGTTATACTTATCAAGAGTTTCTGTATATTGTCTACGTTCTGCATCGCGCTTTGCGTATGTAGTAGCATTGCGAATAGCCCAGTCAGATGCTGCTACACGACGAATAAATTCGTCAGGTTCCATATCATCTTCAGAAGTGGCTGGATCCTTAACGGCTTCAATAAGAAGTTTCTTAAGTTCATCATCATATAAGAAGATAGAATCTACGTTGCCGTACTTAGACCTAGCAAGAGCATAGATAGCATTGATATCTTCAGCACCAGTAGCAGTCTTAGTACCAGTTGGAGTCTTAGGGGCGGTTGCTATACCAGCATTACGCTGAGCATAGTCTGATGCAACAACGCCTTCCTTAGAAACAGCGCCAAGTTTTTTAGTCCTTGCTGCCTCTTTCTTGGCTAGTGCAACTGCATCTCCAGTGCTAGGAATATCTTCCACAACAACTTTTGGTTTTGTTTCTCTTTTAACTGCTCCTGCTTTAGATGCAGTAGTTTCAGCAACAGTAGTACCAGTAGTCATCTGTACATTACCCATTGGTCCAGGCTTTGCTGCTGCTGCTGCAGGCTTTACCTTGATATCAGGAAATGCTTCCTCAACCTTTGGCGCAATGGCATTAAAACTATCGGTCAAATCTTTTTGATCGGACTTTAGTTGGGTTGTGTCTTCTCCGCGAGCCTCAGCCTTAGCAATTGCTATCTGCTTTTCTCTTATTTTGGTTTGAAGATTGTTGTAATCTTTTGCTGTCTTTTCTAACTTCTGTAACTTAGCAAGTTCTTTGAAGTCTTTTTCAGCATCAGCGGTAAGTTGATTGATCTCTTGATTTGCTAACTTAACTTCAGCATCGGTTGCAAAAGGCTTCTTCTTCTTTGCCTCAAGTTCTTTAATTCTTTTTACTTTATTGCTGTATTGGTCGCTGACTGCTTTTAATCTAGCGGTGACTGGATTAGCCATTAGCCCCTCCCAATAAACTTGTTGAATGCTTCATAGAATCCCATTACGCTGCTTGCCTTAGCAGGATCACCCTTAGATACTTCTTCGATAAGGTATGCCTCTGGATTAAACGCAGCCTCAGTTACAATCTGGCGCTGTACTCCACCGCCCATATCCTTGTACTCTGTTTGTCCAAGGTTCTTTGGGTTGGCTAATTGCTTCTCAATGTTCTTTGTATACTTAGCAATCTGCGCTTGAGACGCACCGCTTCCTGTTAGATCACGGAACACCTTGTCAATAGTTGCTTCGATAGTGTCAGGGCTGAACTTGCGCTGTTGCTGGATTACATTGAATCCACCATCGCCACCGCCACCATCACCTGTTGTTTGATTAGAAAGAAATGTTTCAAGGTTATCCACAGGTGTAGTCTGCTGTGCTGCACCAGGAAGACGTGTGAACTTGTCGCGTGTGTAAGCATTAAGATCTTCATAAGCATTGAAGTATGCTTCTTGCAGTTTAAGAGTTGGCTTGCCAGTAACATCACCACGGTAATATCCAGCAGCCTTTAATTTCTGTGCCAAAGACTTGCGGTAGTCAGGAGTAAATCCTTCAAAATCTGCAAGCAATTGATTTGGATTTGCAAATGTTGGCTCAGATACAACGACATCTACAAGGGTAGAACCTTGGTATTGCTTAGTCTTTGTTGTTGTGCCACCTGTGATAATGGATGTTGCTGGTACCTTCTTTGGGTCAAAAGGTATAAACGTCTCTGCCATTATTCACCAATCAATCTGCTAAATAGAACGCTGTATGTGGATACTGCACTAGGATCTCCTGCTGCAATCTCCTGCAAACGTAGTCTTAATGATTCTTTGTAGGACTTGCGGATTCTAATATCGCGGTCTGAACTTGAGTTGTACTGAGTAGTAGTAAGTATCTCGTACTCATCGTACTCACGTACCATCTCACGCAAACGGCTGATAGTAGGACCTGTAAGGTTTGGTTCTTTAATCATCTCACGTAAATCAGAAAATGCTGCGTCACGCTTGATGGTGTTTTCTGCTGCACTAGCAAACTCCATACGAAGTAATGGACGTGCTGCTAGAAATTCCTTTGACCACATCTGCCAGTTGTCATTGATAATGGTACGTTCACGATCTGTAAAGGCACCAGTTAATGCCTCATCGCGTGTAGCCTTTTGTGAGTAATAGAGTTGCTCATCCTTGGCTACTGATACTTCCTTGAGGTAATCACCGATCAACTTCTTCTGGCGATAGCCTTCATTCATCAATGTCTGGTAGGCATCGTAGGTAAACTCACCAGTATTTGGAATCAAGAATGCTGAACCCTGTGGATATCTTTTAACCAAAGCACGGTTATCTTCTACCCACTTTGATGCTGAGTTGCTGGACTGGAAGTATGGTAATACCTGTGGATCTGACTCATTAACAGTAAATGGAATCTGATTAGGGAAGTACTTCACCCAATCTGCCATAGCCTCACCATATGGATCCTCAGATCCCTGCTCAGCGTACTTGTTAATTAACTTGTTCCAGGTCTGCTTGAAGTTAACACTTCCATTATCCCGTGCCCACTCAGCCATATCTGACTTTAAGGTTACAGATGGGCTTGCTGGAGCAAAGAATCCTGCAACGAAACGAATACCAAGAATACTTTGGACTGTTGCTTCTAGTGCTTCTTGATATGTCTTCATCTCACCTGGAGATGCGTCAGCACCTGGTGTCTTACCTGCTGCTTCTAGGTATGTAACAGCCTTACGGAATGCTGATGCATACTGAGACTCACGTTCATCCTTGTTCATAGCAGCAAGTAATCTATTAACGTGTGCTGGTAGCAATGCGTTAATAAACGGCTGATCTTGTCCAATAGGACCTAGAGTTGCACGTTCTGCTGTACCTAGTTCCTTGCCAATACGAGCAACGATTGCGTTCTCTGACTTGGCAAGGCTTGGTACTAGAGAATAGATAGTGTTTAGCGGTAATGCTGCTAACGGACCAGAGAATGTTGGCATCCAAGACTCAGGATCAAAGGATGGTGTAAGCATCTTTAACTTTGCACTGAACTCTAGTGGTAGTGGTGCTACGAACTTGTCTCCAAGACCGAATACATCTAGTGCTTTCTTCATTGCGCCGTACACTGGAGCCAATCCAGGGTAAACAAAGTACGCTTCTCCCTGGTCATCCTTCTGTACAAACCCAGAATGGCTTACGCCTTCATAAGTTAGTGCTGCTTTCTGTATAGCCTCTGGGTTATACTTAGCAGTGCGGTACAAACGACGATAGAAGTCCTCAGTTGCACGGTAGAAACGAGCAAAGTTACGTGCAGACCACGCTAATTGTGTGCGAAGTGCAGGGTTATCCACAAATGCAAGCGTAGATTCCAGTGCAAGTTCCTCAGATATGCGTACAACCTGTGATTTTGCTGCATCTGTTGCAGCCTCACGTGCTACTGGGTCTGTAATTCCCTTGGTGTACTGCTTAATCAAGTCTTCTGCGTAGCCACCAGGTGCATTAAGGTCATCGTAGTAGCGAACTGCTGCGTTAATTACCAATGGTTCACGTGAGAAACGTGCGTTTGACTCACCTAACCAGGTCCATCCACGCTTAGATAGGTCAGTAAGGATGTTCTTGCTTTCCATTACTGGCATAAATGCAGGTCCTGCTACAGATGCTGGAAAATCTTCAATGTTTGTTGGTAGGTCTTCTAGGTTAAAATCCTCTAAATCAATGAATGCTTTACCATCTGCATCTACTTTACGGATCTTACCTAGTAATTCCATATTGATAGACTTGCCATCTTGACGACTAAAGAGATTTCTTAGGTCATCATAGATTGCTGCAGCGTGTTGCTGTGGTGTGTAGCCTTCTTTTGTATATCGCATAAAGGTTGTCAGTTGATCGCCAAATGACCCGATATATGGTGCTAGTTCGTTAACAAAATCTTCTTGTGTAATCTTATCGTCAAACAGTTGGATAGCACGCTCACCGAGATCATCAGTTCCGCGAATAATAATGTTCCAACCCCAGGCAAGTTTACCCTGGTCATCAATAAGAGACTTCTGTGTAAAGCCACTGCCACCGATTGGACGCATTGCCTTGTCATTAAATGTAAGTGCAACAGTCTTTCCATTACGATCTGCAGTTGCTATCGCACGTGATGATGCGTTAAGCCCACTGATTGCGTTAGATGCGCCTTCGCCTGCTCCACGTAGTAGAGCATCTAGGTTGCCGTACTTAACAAAGTCTTTGATATGGCTTGGTAGTTTTTCCAAGATATCTACGTTAGCAGCGTCATTGATTTTAGAACTTAGCAAAGCCTCTGCCATAATAATACGGCGCTGTTGCAATCTTTGCTGTGAAGTTAAACCACGATATGAAGCAACATCTTCGTTCTTGAGGATTCCTTGCTTAATCAATTGCTTGATTGCTTCGACTTCACCATCAACTGCAGCAAGGCGAGTCTTGAAGTACTCTTGATCCTTGCGCTTAACAACACGGTTAATCATACCTAGGTCTTGTCCAGAACCTAAGCGAATCTTAGTTGCTGTACGACGTGAACGAGCAGTCTTGAGAATTGATTGACCATTGAGAATACCCATTGTGTAATCTTCAATAGCATTACGTACTGGGAAACGTGGACCTGCGATAGTTCCAAATGTCCAAGCATCTACTATACGTTCAGCACCTTCTTTGTATTGCATACCTAATACACGGCTGAGCCAAGATTCACGTCCTGCAAAGCGCTGCATATCGCGTAGACCAATAACACGAGAAACATTCGATGTCTGTGCAAAGTACAATGCGCTATCAATGCCATCAACTTCTGATGGAATAGAACCATCTGCGCTACGTGCTGAGTAGGTAGCACCTGTAAAAATTTCATCTGAGATAGCCCTGAGTAACTTACGTCCACCCTCAGTCTTATCTAATCCGATAAGGTTTCCAACTGTTGCCTGGATACCCTTCATCATTAACTTGCGTTGACCCACATCAGATGATGCGTAGATCTCAGTAAACGCTTTAGCGTGGTATGAACCTAGCGCTTGACGTGAGTAACGGAAAAAATCTTGTGGCGCTGTTTTTGATGTATGGTCAAATGCTTCATCATCCACCAATGAAGCAATAGGTGTGAACTTGGCCTTGATACGATCAAGACGATCAGCAAAATACTCTGGAGTAAATCGCTTAATGTTCTGACGGCCTTCGATAATCTTGCCTGCAAACGCTGTGCCTGCTTCTACTGGAGATAGTGTTTCACTACCTACAATAGCCTGAAGCAATGCTGAGTCGTCCGTCATTTCCATTGTCTGGATAAGAGCGCGAGAGTCTTTATCAATATCAAATATACGTCGTCCTGTAGTTAACGCAAGTACTCGCGCCTTGCGTGCAGGAGACATACGTGGTGCTAACTTGATACGTGCACCAGCCTGACCGTAGAGCATAGGCTCAACCTTTGAGGCATCTGATAGGAAAGCCTTAGCAGTATCTAGGTCCCACTTGCTACCAAACTCTTTGTCGCCAAAAGACTTGAAAGAAACAATAAAGTCATCGCTTAGTTCTGGTGCAAGATCGTTAAGTGCAGTACGTGCTGCAACAATATCCTCAGTTACTCCTGAGTTCTTTGCAGCAACATACTTTGTAAAACGATCTGTGTAATCTGTCCATAGGTTCTGTACATTCTTTGTACCGAAGATGTCTGTAGTATCAAAATACTTAGATACCTTCTCAGCACTACCAAGTTTTGCAGTTGCTGCATACTTGCCAGTAATTTTAAGAGCCTGTGATCCACCAAGGTAAACCTTACGTGCCTTGCCTAGAGCAAGTGTTGGATCCATAAAGATTCGATAGGTTGCATCTGTTGCACCTGAAATCCAAGAGTAGAGCATTCCATCACCCTCAAGATCACGAGGTAAGAATAGGTTTGCTAACTGACGACCTGGAGAATACTTAGCAGCGTTTACTTCTGCTACTGCATCACGAAGTAGCGGATCAATAATCTCGCGTGTTTCGCTCTGCTGTGCTTGTGCAGCAATACGCTTTTCTTCTTCGTTCTGTGCTTCTGCAAAAATAATAGCAGGATCAACACCTGCTGAAATACGCTTGGCTACGTTTACACGTGCTGCGCCATAGCGAGACACTGCAGTGTTAATGCGGTCTTGGATAAATACGTTCTCACCGTCACGACCTGCTTTGCCCCAGGCATCACCAAAGTTAATGTTTTCATTTGCAGCAATTGCACCAGTACGGTAGACGCGAGTCATAGTATCGGATGCGTAATCGAGTGCATCAAACAAAGTCTTTGCTGCTACCTTAAAAGGAGTAAAGGCGTAGTGAGCACCAGTTTCTAACCAAGAACGGTTAGGCTCATCTGAGTCTGGCTTGTTAGTACCAGTCAGTGCTACTAGCGACTGCTTCTTGTTGTTAGGTAACTTGTTAAACTCATCGTAGGCATACTGCTTAGGTAAATCCGATAAGCGCTGGTGTGTAGATAGCGCTGATGCAAGACCATCAATCTGACGAGTCTGTGACGGATTAAGACCTGCACGAAATGCAGCCTGCGATAAGTTAGAGTTCTTTGGCGTTTCTGCCATTACAGACCTCTGGATACGGCTTGCTGATAAAGGATTGCTATTTCACCGTCTGTATCGTATGGAAGCATCTGAGATAAAATGTCAGATAGTTTTTCTGACTGACCTGCATAACCCATTACCTCTGGTCCTGGGCCTGGTCCTACTGCAACACCTGATGTGATTGGTTCATCTGGACGTTGTGTTGGTGCAAACAATTCTGTGACAGGTGGTTGTGGCGCAGCCTGTGCTGCAGCCTGAACTTGACCTGTAGGTAATCCGCGAACATCTGGTGTTCTAGCGGTAGGTGCTCCTGCTATTTGTTCTGCCATAGCCTTACGGTCACCGTAATTTTCTGATGCTGGTAAATCTGTACGAACGGAGAATTTGCCAGGACCTGATACGCCCCTGATTGGGTTATCTACCATCGGTTTCCTCCTGTATCTTTTCTAAATCATTTGTAAATTGCTCCCAAGCCTTATTGACTTTGGAGTTTCTATTAGCGTTGTAGATTGCTATTTCCATTATCTCTTCTGTAAATGTAGATACAGATGATGCAATGTTGTGTGCAAATCCTGAAAGGGTAACTAAAAAGTCAGCGAAGTGTACTGGACGCGGAACATCATTGTTATTATTCTCCACGCCCAGTACCTTTCATTAGAATTATATTAACCCTTTTTTACCGCGTTGCCGCGACGACCTGCTGGCATCATTGATGGTACTACCTTGCCACCTGCTGGCTTAGAAGTATCCTTCTTGCCCTCGACTGGCTTTGACATTGGTGCTGCTGCACGTGATCCTTTGTTCATATTTACACCCCCTCTTTATGCTGCCCCGCCAATGGCGGCTAGTAGTTGGCCTATATCTGGACGTTGAGCAGCAGCGGGTGCGCCTCCTGGTTGTTCTGGAGTTGGCTGCGAGGCAGGGGCAGGGAGTGCTCCCGCTGCTGGAACTTGAGGTGCACCTGGCATTAGTTCTGGTGCTACTGGCATCTCTGGCGCAGGTTCTGGCGCAAATGCCTTACCAATAATAGTTTCTAGTTGAAGTCCCTTTTGGCGACCTTGGATAACTTCTGCGATACGCGTAATGATTTGCGAAGGATCCTGACCTTGCGCTGCAAGGGCTGGAATGGCTTGAGCATACTGAGCAACAGCCACCCGCAAAGAATCGCGCATTTCTTCGATATCAACACGTTGTTCCTCCTGCGTTACGTTTAACTCCATTGGAATCTCACGACGTACATAGTCACGAGATACGAGTTTATCTGAACGCATTTGTAGTAAAGCAATGATGGCACGGTTAGGATCCATACCAGACATAATGCCGTAGCGAACATCTACACCGTAATTGCCATCAATCTGCTTTGATGGAATGTACTTCATATTAAACGGAGTACCATCATCTACGCCCTTGATTTCCTTTTGCATAGAACCAAAGATCTTCTCATCTACTTCAAAGCAAAGAGAAGCAAGGTCTGTAAACATACGAGCAAACTGTGCTTGTGCTGACTTAATCTGTGTATCAAAGCCTGCTTGTAGTGCTTGTACACCGCGACCTGTAACGATAGATGCATCAATGTTACCTGAGCGAACCTCTGGGTAACGAGAACCTAAACGCAATTCACGCTCTAGTACACCTGACTCTGTAAAGACTCCAGGTGGTAGTTCCAAAGGAACACGGCGGATACCTTGTGGATTAGCAGAACGCATAATTGCATCTGGACCAAGTGCCAACTCTTGCACATCCTGTGGGATAGCAATAGGTGCTTGGATAGACTTTTCTGCTGCTTGAATCTGCAATACTGCAAAGCGAGCACGAGCAAGTTGAACTGATAACACATCATCAAACTGTCCACGTGCTTCACCATCAATAGATGAGCGCATAGCAACGTATGCCATACACTTACCAATAGGGTTTGGAATGTTTGAGAGTACTAGGTTCTTACGCTCTGGAATAAAGATTAGATCCTGGTCTTTGTCGTGGTAGCGAACTAGTGACACATAAGGTGAGCCAGGAGAATAGACATTCTTTGGCATAATCTGGTCATAGAACTCTGGGTACTGCATTGCAAGTGTCTCAGCATCAGATGCCATTACCTGCGTGAGCGAGACGGTACGACCAAATCTATCAATCTCAGGATAAGTACCAAAAGGATTAAGCAAACGTATTCTCGGATTATTGGTTTCATAGTCCATCTCCACCATACCTGGCAACATACCGTAGGTGTTAAACCAATCAGCACCAGTATACATTTGAATTTGTAGTTCAGATGCGCTGATGTAATGGTTAACAATACGAGTACGTGTGTCTGCTGCTTTACGTGCTGAGTCTGAAACCATATTGGTTGCAGCGCAGTTAAATGATGGTAGCGGTGCCATTGCTTCTGCAAGGTCACGTGCTGCTACGTCAATAAAGTTAGCAACTAGAGGCTTTGGGTATTCCTCTGAAAACATTGCAGGGTAAACCTTGCTAATGTCTCCCTGACGTACAGAGAGCACATCACGCATTCTCTGGTCACGTGCGGAGTAGCGCGTCTGTAGGCGATTAACCTTGGCTACTACCTCTTTAGTTGATAACAATTTAAGTCCTTATCCCTTGTATACGTTTGCGCCGTATTTCTTCTTAAGAATCTTAAGCATTGCTGCATCTTGTGGAGTCATCTTTGTTTTAGCAGGTGCCTTAGTTGTTGTAGGCGTAGGAGTCTTAGTGGTCTTTGAAACTGCTGGGGCCTTTGGCTTTGTAGTAGTCTTTGGTTGAGACTTAATCATTGAATTAGAAACTTGTGGCTTACTAGAAGCAGAGCCAGTAATAACTACCTTTGCTGCTTGCTTTGCCTTTTCAGTTGTCTTTTTTAACATTGATGCAGGTACTTTCTTTTCCATATTTGGCATTGTTATCTCCTTGTTAGATGAACGTACGATCTTTTTCTGCGAGCAGTTCATCTATGTTGATAACTGTTCGTTTGCCTATCTCACTACGAGACAGGAATGGATTCTTCATATGGTGTGTCTTGTGCATACCTTGGTTGAGCATTTCACGGGCGCGGATCTCACAGAACCATAACGCCATCACCATATCGGTCTTACCCTTAGTAGTAGGCGACCAGGTAATTAGTTGCTCGATGAGCGCCTTAATGTTTTCAGTTTGGTCAGAAGGTAAATGAATAAGGTTGTCTCTGTGGTGTTTACCGTCGTGCTGCTTGGTGCCGAACAAAGTTGACATTGATGCAACACCGAAGCCTGAGTCCCACTTGTTGGATCCAGTATGGTGTTCCCGCAGTAGCACTCCTCTGGAGGCCAGGTTCTGACGGATTCCCTCATCTTGCGTAAGGAATGATTGGAATGCATTCTTTTCTACAATCCACTCGGTGGGCTGGTATAGCGCAGTCCAGTCAAAGATTATCTGACGGATTGCAGCAGGCGTAGGACGAGTAATCTTAATAGCATCAACGATATAGCGTTTATGACTAACCCGATCAATAGCGTAACAAACGACGGCTGTATCACCAACCATAGCGGGATCAAGACCACAAATAATTGAAAAGCCGCTAAGGTCACGCGGATGGCCTGGGTTACCAGGAACCAAGCGACCTGCTTTACGCATACCATCTATAGAACCTCGCACACATACTGGGTCAAAGATTGCATCATCTGATATATCCTGCTGCTGGTAAACCAGCGCCCAGGTAGAAGCATCCATTGCTTGTCGTTCGTTGTAAAGGTTACGACCATTCCAGCGTGGGTATAGTCCATCCTCATTCAAATCTGATTCCATCTGCCCATCAAAGGGAGCATCGGATGCTGGCCACAGGGTAACCCACTTGTCGGGGTCTTCGTGTGTCTCCAGTAATGCTGGCATTGCCAAGTACTTCCACGGTACTAGACCTCCAGGGTAGCGGTCCTCGGAGCGTAGTTCTTTGTAGAGATCAATTGCTGTAACGCGGGTACCGATAATGATTAACTTACCAGTAGGGTTAAGACGAGAACGCACATCCTGGGTTAACCAGCGGATTTGCTTCTCAAACTCGTTGGCGTTCTTTAATGTCACCGCATCGTCTACGATAATCATATCTGCACGCTTACCGTAGATCTGACCACCGATACCGACGGCTTCGATGTTTGGATCCTTTTCTGAGGATTCTCTCAGTTCATCACCAAAGGTCACACGGGTTGCTTGCCAAGAAGCGGTCTTAGAGTTAAACCCTACGCCAGCAGCGTAAGCCTGTTGCAGTGCTTCATAGTTAGGATGAGTCAGGCGTTGCTTGATGGCGTAGAGAAAGTCTGCTGCTAGTTGCTGAGTCTGAGAGACAATCAGCACACGAAAGTTAGGGTTCTGACATACCTGCCAGGTAACGTAGTCAATAGTTACCGTCATTGACTTGGCGTGGTTGGGCGGGATATTGATAAGAATACGGTTACTAGCCAGCCCAGGTTCGTACTTCATACTGGGATGTAGCCAACCAGGTTCTCTGCCTTCGATTACATCGATGAGGTTCTGCTGGTGTGGAAAAGTCTTGGAGTGTAGGTAGCGTTCACGGAACTCTGCAAAGGTCAAATCGTGGACATCGGATGAGGCAAAGTTCTTGTCCTTGAGTCCTAGGCGTGTTCGGTCCATCTTGTCTGCAAAGACCTTATCGGTCCTGCGGTAGTACTCGTAGGTCTTGTAGGATTTACCAGCAGCAGCCGTGGCTGCTTCGATGGTTAGGCCTTCTGCTACACCTGAAAGGATCAGACGCTTGGCGATGTCACTGGACTTCTCGGACATCTGGTCTCCTCTAATAGAGCGCCGAAGGCGCGTAAAAAAATTTTACTGGGGAAGAGATCTCTATACTGGAGATAGAACTATCCCCACTAAAAGCGGTGCCGTGCACCGCACAGTTCGGGCTTGACGCCCGAGCAAGCCGAGAGCGCAGCGAGGGGTAAGTTGGTGCTCGTCCTAGGGGGACTCGCGTAGTGCCAACGTAGCGAGTATCGGTCGTAAAACTAGTACTGGTTCGTTTTACTCCCTACTATATATAAGGCAGAAAAAATAACCGATTTCCCGTCTACGGTAGATTTTATTTACGTTTTGTGACCAAGGTCACTAAGAATATGTGTACAAATTAGGACATTACGGGTGGTCTCACTTTAGCGTATATTTTTTGTTGGGGAGTATGTATGTAGTGGTGTCGGAACTTAACACCTAGGGGAGGGCTTTTGCGACACGCCCGACCGCGTTGCCAACTGTCCACAGCCTGTGGATAACCCTGTGGATAACTTTATAGAATAAAAGAGGGCGGGCAGTACT